TCACATGAAGCCCAAGAAAAAACGATTAGTAGCCCGAATGAAAAAGTTAGCGGAAGAAGCGGCACAAACCACGCAACCATCTGAGGTTGTAGCCAAAACTGCAACCGCAAAAGAAACTAAAGCCAAGAAAGAGCCTAAGAAAAAAGGGTGGCTTAAAAAATCGTCCAAATAACATTTAGCCTTTTATAGCTCTTTAAACTATTTATGTTGAGGAGAAATATGTAATGGCCCAACCAACGCTTACCCCCACATCACAAGCCAGTTCGATAGTCTTAGCATCGTCAAGTTTGCCATCGGAAGCTTCAACTGCTGTGAGCAACGGTGATTTCCCGTTTACCGTATATACCACAGATCAATTCTTTTTGTCTGGTGCTGCTGATCAGGTAGGTTATACATATAAAAAATTAGGTGGCGATGTATTAGACATTGAGTTAACTAAAGAACAAGTTTACACAGCATATCAAGAATCTGTGCTAGAATATTCTTACATTGTCAATATCCATCAAGCTAAAAACACATTAGGCGACCTTCTTGGGGCGAAGACAGGCTCTTTTAATGAAGAGGGCCAATTGCAAGACACCACAGAACTAGAAAATGTGGCTTTAACGTATCCAAAATTTGTCTTTTCAATGGCAAGGCGCACTGGTAACGGTTTTGCTACTGAAGCGGGTTTTGGAGGCGAAACTAGAATATATTCGGCAAGTTTTAATACAACTGCTTCTACTCAAGATTATGATCTTCAATCAATCGTGTCTTCAAGCGCTGTAGCTGGTGATTTTGGGGCGACCAATCCTGTTGGAGATAAGAGAATTAATATAACTAAAGTTTATTATAAAACTCCTCAAGCTATGTGGAGATTCTATGGCTACTATGGTGGACTTAACACCGTAGGTGATTTGGCAAACTACGGACAATATGCTGACGATAGCACATTCCAAGTTATTCCAGTTTGGCAAAATAAAGCTCAAGCAATGGCTTTTGAGGATGCAATCTATACAAGAAACAGCCAGTACTCATATGAGATTAAAGACAATAGGCTTAGAATATTCCCACAAAACGTGGGAACCATTGGACCTAGCAAAATGTGGATTGACTTTTATGTTGATACTGACACGCCTTGGATAGAGGACTCAAACGGTAGCGCAGGAACCCAAGGGGTCAACAATATTAATACATTACCGTTCGAAAATATACCTTACCAAAATATCAATTC